AAATGGTTCCCTAAATGTTCTGGCGTGTCGGGGTCGTATTCAAGGTCTTTCGCTTCTATGTCATTTTCTGGGGTATTTCCCATTTTCCCAGAAATTTGTCCTCTAGCTATTCTGTTGCTGAGTTTGCTCTGCAACATCGGCTTTGCTGCGGATGTCCGCATTGAGGAATCCTGAACAAATGAATCAATGAAATTTTTAGAATCTGCGTCACTTACTACGCTCACATCGGCATTTTCGCTTATTAGTTTTTCTATAAATTCGTCAGCTAATTCTTCAATCAGGGACACCGTTTCGTCATCAACGGAGGGCATTAAATCTATTTGGGAGAAATTATCTCCTCTCCCCCAGTCCCTGTTTTTGAATTCTTCTTGAAGCAAGCCTCTAATAAAACTAGGAGATGTTCGTATTTGTTGCCTTATTTCATCAGGTAGCTTTGATTGCAGTCGCGAATCTAAAAGATATGCAAGGCGTTCTTCGCTGCGAGGTTTTTCTTGTTCAAGAATATTTGATACTTGTTGTTTGATTAAGTTGGAAGCCCATCTAGCATTTTCTGTTAGGTCTACCCAATCGTTCCCAGTATTGGTGCTGGATTTTCCTGATGAGTCTGTTAGGGGCTTAACCATTGTTTCGGCAACTTCGTCAACCTCGTTACCAAAATGAGAGTACAATGCATCTCGTAGCGCTATAACTCTACGCCGGTATTCATTTAAAAGCTTTTCTTTATCATTGTTGAAAGCAAGTCTTACGCCAACGTCTTTGCCGTTTTTTTGTGCTGTTACAAATGGATTTCTAATCCAAGCTTCAAAGTGTTCATAGAATGTATCAGGGCTAATTGTTTCTGCAAGATGAGATAACAGCTGTTTTGCTGATGCTCCTTCTGCAGCAGACGCACCAGGGCTGCCGGAGAAAGAAATCCAGCTTCCATATTGGTCCCCCATTTTAGGGTGTTCTTGTGGGACGAGTGAAATTCCAAGTTCACGCAATTGATTCTTTACTGCAGCAATCCAGGAGTGAGTTCCCCCAGAATAATTCCCAGGCTCGTTACCCCCACCAAATTTTGCCCATCCCACTTTTTTTCTATTTTTAGGATGAGTATTGGGAAATTTGCCAAATACTGATAAGTAGTAAAGCCTTGACTCTTCATTTTTCCAGTCAAATGTTAGGTTGGTGCCGTCCGCCTGTTCGTTTTCTTTGTCGCGGCGTTCCCACAGCTCATCGAAAGCTGGCGAACCATATTTTACAGTTCTTTCTGAACCAGCCCTAATAGAAGAAGCTGATGGAGATATACTTTTACCCCCGCTGCCACCGGCTTTACGGAACCCAACTGTCGCGGAGCGTCTTCCGCCTCCGTCTTGCCTAACCCATAACTTTCCATCAAATTTCCATATTCTTGTATCTTCTGGGTCATCTGAAGAGAAAGTGTCGCCTTGTTTTGGGTTAAGTGGAAAATTTGGTCTATCAGGATTGCTCATCCTTCCAGAAATAGAATTCCAGTATTCATCATTTCCGGTTGGGATGCCGTTCGAACGCATGTCGTTGACCATGTGGCTCATCGAGCTAAGTTCATTATCTAGACCATGAGCTTCAGCTGACTGGGCAATTTTGAGTAAGCGAGCACGATTAAGGCTTCTAACTGGCTCTTGCCCACGTTCTATTTCGGCGTTATTTATCCACTCTTGACTGTCCATGTCCCAGCCGATTGAACGTGTGTACATCCTCATTGCGCTCGCCAGCGTTGCCATGTAGCGTTTGTTTTGCCGTAGTTCTTCTAGCGGTTCCCCGGCAATGTTGTACTCATCCCTATATGAATTAGAACCGAGAGGGATTGGAAACATCCACCAGTCAAAATGGTTTCTATGGAATGCGTTCCAATCTTTGTTTTTCGTCCATTCTTGAAACTTTGCAAACTGTGAAAAATGTTGGCGCAAAAGCTTGTCTACACCTACAAACTCTTCTTTATTTTGCTCCCTGCCCATTCGGCCGGCGACTTCGCCTCCCGGTGTGGGGTCTGGCATTCCTCTTCCTTGGCGAATTGTTGGTATGCCCTCTAAGACCATTCCGTCCATGTCGGCGTCTCTTGCTGTAGTCGGATTCATATCCATTGGCTTAGAGGCTCCACCAATACGACGACCTATGCGTCCTCCCAGAGCTTTGCCCGATATTTGACCTGAAACAAGACCGCCACCAGACAGGGTATCGATAGCGACAATTGGTTTTTCTCTAAGCTTTTCCCAGTTTTTTTTGTTGCGTCGAAGCTTTCTGTTCCTAGGCTTCTCGTCTTCGTTTTCAATAAGCATATTTAATCCACGCCGTAGAAATACGCTATCGCTTCGTCCATTCGTAGATTGTTGTCTTCAAACCATTTTTTTAACGCTAGGCCAAGCTTGGGCGCACTGTCGCGTATTTTGCGAGCTTCATTGAGTTCGTTTTCATATTTGGTTTTTATGTCTACAAGTGGCCTATATCTATCTGTGATGAAATCTTCTTCATCAATGTCTCGAAGGTGTTCATTTATGTCTTGTATGAATTCCCCAGCAAGTTCTGGAGTTTTTCCTGTCTTGTCAAAAGCAAATGGAGGCAACTCAGCAAGTTGATACATGTCCTCCACGGCTCGTTTTAGTTTTAACTTGCTCTGTGAATACATTGCAAATTCGTCTGACGTTAAAGATGATTTATCTATAGATTTCATAGTCCGCCCCATAATTCTATATACCTAGTAAGAGTATCGGCGATATATTGTTCTTCAGGTGTTGTTGGATTTGCTGGTATCTCCTGCAATATGTCTGCGATTGTCAGTCCTGACCCATCAAGGAAATGCCCTCCGCTCCGGTTGCTTCTAACGGCCCATGTCTGAGAAGAATGGACACGCCTCAGCATCGGAGTGGCTGTTCTGTTTAACATCAGCAACACTTTCGGATTATGGAGTGTTATTCTGCTGCTGTCTTGCTCCCAGAAATCATAATCGCCAAACCTATAACTGGCGTCTGTGTCGTATTGACTCCTGCTGCTCCAGTTATGACTGTTCTGGTCATGTCTAATCAGAACGTCATACCCCATCATTGCTGCTCTGGCATTTGGGTCCATCATCACGATGGAGTGCTGAGCAGCATCTAGACGCCTATTCCACTGAGCGTTTTCCTTTCCGTTGACCCGGTCAGACTCATCTCGTCGCATTTGTGCCAGTTGAACCATCCAGCTCAAGTGTTGGCCAAGCCAGGCATTTAAAAATTGCCTTTCCCTGATTGCTGACTCATTGCGGTCGAAGTTTGAAGCTGCAGCTCCACCAGCAAGGTCTGGGATTATGGAATCTGTAACAAAATTTCTTCTGTCCGCCCACTTCTCAAGGGTCATCAGGCCAGCGCTACCGAGGCCTTGTGATGGGTCAAACGCCCTGGTCAGTTCCAGGATTTTTAGTTGTAGGTTATCCAGGTCGGCCTGGTCATACAGTCCGGTAACAGGGTCTATTTTCACTGAATTAACTGGGATATCTGCTGCGTATTCTTGTCCGTGACTAGGATTTGTACCGCTGCCGAAACCTCTTGCACCAAGTGCGTTTGCAACAGCCCACGTGGCTTCGTAAAATAAATCCGACAAGATACCATTCGAGCCGTTAGTTCTTGCTGAGCTGTCGGTACCTACGAGCAATTCATGCGAACCTACCCTGTGATTTCCGCGCACAATCATTCCGATTGCCGAAGACTCACTGTTTGAGCGCCATTCAAAAGGCTGAGCGCTCCAATATTCTCCCGTTCCATGCTGTGCTCCGCCTGAACCAAGAAGCGAGCGTTTAGCTCTTAGGAGCAAGTTGGTGAGAAAACTTCCTGAGTTTCTTCCATGAGAATCGATACCTCTGGTTACAACTAGAGTTTGTCGTTTTCCTGATGAATCTTCAATTTTAGCTATTTCTTTAAATTCTTCTACATCAAGCAATAGTGGGTTTCCGTTGAATCCAGAAGCCTCCATAAGAGACCATACTGCAGCGGCTCCTGGGGATTGGCGTTGCCAGCCAGTTAGGTTCTCTGGAGGTAAATTGTCTAGCTCTAGGTGTCCAAATACGGTGTTTGCTTCCGGCATGCCGGTATATCCGTATTCATCTGCTGGACTTCCTTGGCTTAGATTTCTACGGATTGAGTAATCTATTAGCGCCAATGCTTCCATTTGGTCGTCGGTTAAAATGGATGGAACATATTCTCCAGTTGCTGGGTCTATGTCTAAAGGAGCTCCAAATCCAAGAGATTTGTGGTCAGACAATATTTCGACTATTTCTGCTGGGTCGCGCAGTGATGCGTTTGTAACAACACCATCACCGTGTCTATCAAGTACTGGCAATAATTCAATGGGGTCAATGTCTTCTGGTGAATACCCAGGCATAGAGCGCCTACCTAGTGCGGTTTGCGCACTACGTATAGCTTCGAGCCTCTCCATTCTCTTGTTCGCTTCTCTTGAACGCGACTCTAAAGATACAAGCTCGGACTGAGCAAGGCTTTGCATTATTCGTGGATTGGTGAGTATGTGCTTAGTGAGTAGGTACTCCGCTTGCTCAGCAATAACACCATTAGTGATGTATTCGGTGGCAATGCTGAGCTCAGCGTCTATCTCGCGATTCTCTGGGCGGAATTGGGAGCGATTACGCCACTGGTTAAGGAAGTCGTTTCTGCGGTCACCAGCATTTTTAGCAACGGACGAAAGGTCTTCCGCCGCACGCTGCCACGCTGCATCACGTAGCTGCTCGACAGACTCAATATCTGCTTGTGTTATGTCAAATCTTCCGCCGAATCTTTTACCCCATGTGTCGTTCCAGCCAGTTATTTCTTGTGGTGTGCCGCTATCCAGCAGCTGACGCATTTTTTGCGACGCGTAATCCAACTGGAGTGCAGCGTTCAGCGACCGGAATATTTTTGTATCAAGTAATGTTCGGTTTGCATTCGCTAAACTATTGTGCTGCGCCACATTTGGAGCTATTGGTTGGGTGCTCGGTATATAAACAGTCTCAAACGGCAAGTCAGCAAATACGCCTATTGCGTCAAGTACCGTCTGCCCACGGGGTGCGTGGGGCCCAACTGCCATACCAGAATACGAGACAATGTCGCCTGATGAACCAGGTAAGTAATCAGAGAAAAGACCGTTTTCTGTTGGTGATTTTCTTGATGCGTTTCTTATTGCCCTCAATATTCCTGCGGCATTGTCGCTACCGGAAAGCGTAGGGGAATGAATTGGTGCTGAATATAGAGACACGCCTTCTTCTGATTCCAGACCGTCTGCCTTAGAAAGAAGCGGGCTCAACAGCGACGACAGCATAAATGCAGTCGGAGCTGGGTCTGCGCCAATCTTGTCTGTCAGCTTTCGGTATGGCTCAGTCTGGTCGGCAGGTTTTGTTGCGGCAATCTGACGCCATCTATTTCTTACTAAGTAAAATGCTTCGGTAAATGAATTCGGTTTTGCTACGACGGCATTAACAGCATCTGGCCTAGAAGTAAGAGCGGCTTCTGGATTCGTGCTTGAAACTCCAGGAGCTATGACTGCCGATTGTCGACTAGGAGCACCAGGTCCGGAAGTAAGAAGAATTTTAGGAAACTCCCCGCCTAAATCGTCGATTCCGTTTGTAGAAGATTCCTCTAAAGGAACAGGAACATGGACAAAGTCTGCTGATTCAAAATCGAGACCACTTAAGTCTTCTACGTAACGGTTTGTTGACGTATCAAAATACATTCCGTTTTGATAAACAATTGTTCCAGTAGCATCGCCCTCCCCCGGAATGAGGGCTGGTCCAGTTTGCGGCCTTGGCGATGAAGGCGTAAACGACTCTTCAGACGGTTCGTAGAGATTTATTGCTCCACTCGGATATGTTCTCTTAGACGTTGCTGGGTCTGTGTCCCCTCTGTCTGAAAGCCTTGAATCCATTGCTCTTGAATCACTGGAAACGTGAATCATGTCTGGCGTCATTGCGCGGCGGCGCTTTTGCTCGGAGTCTGGTACTGGGTTTACGCTTGTGCCTAAAAGTAGATGCCTGCGGCCCGGCTTTAGGTTGTTGACATGCATAACGTCTCGTGACTGCAACATGTCATCAAGTACGGCAAGGTCGTGAAGGTTGTTTGTTGCAATTCCAGCTTCGCGTTTTTTGCCACGACGTTGGAGGTCATCAATGAGGTCTTTGATTGCCTCTTCGGTCAGTTGGTCTTTTTTGTTTAGACCCAATTGACGTCTAAAGTCATCGGCGATTTGTACCTGCAGTTTATCTGCTTCTTCTAGCAGTGACTCCTCCTGAAGAGTTGTAAGAGAAGTTGGAGCTAATGCGCCAGTACGTTGCTTTGTTGCAAATGAGTATGGGAACGTATCTGAAGGTGTCCCATTCTCAAACTGGGAACGAACGTCCTCAATTGTATTGTCGCCACGAGTGAATGCTCGTTCTCTGGAACGAAGACCAGGGATAATCTGCTCTGGGTTTATGTCTTGCTGTTGGCGTCTACGGAATTTACCTAAAACTGTCTGCAAGAATCCCGGCTGCTCAGTGATGTTGTCGAGCCGTTTATGCGTCGAGTTTGAGCCAACGGGCAAAAATACAGTTTCTCCAGATGGAGCCACTCTCGTGACCAGAGTCATAAGGTGTTGGCCATCTTTGCCAATCATGTGCGTTGTGCCGGATTCGTTGTTTACGATTGCAATGGGCGGTTTTGTTTCGTTCCTCGAATCGTAAACGTATGTATATCCTCCATACTCTTTCCATTCGGCAAAACCCCAGTTGGATACTTCTCCAGGAGCAGAATCCTTGTCAGGGTCATTTATGTCTTCTAGCCACTTTCTGCCTTCTTCAGCAAGCTGCGGCAAACGGTCAATATCGCGTTGCGATACGAGCGGGAAGAATGAACCTCCAAGCTCGTGTAATGAAGCATTAAGGGTGTCTATTCGTTGCTGGTTTACGCCAGAGCCCCACCAATCATTGCCAGCGGAAAAGTTATCTGGGAGCAACCAGTCATATACGCCATCTATCGGTGGAAGTGCATTGCGTGCCTCTATCGACTCTCCGCTTTCTTCCATTCTGCGAAGCTCGTCGGAGTAAACGTTTATGTCGATATCCGGTGCCTGCATTGAAATGGGTCTTGGCTCGCCTGACCGACGACGTGACCTCTCATACAGCGCAGCTTCTATGCGTTGACGTATCGGGCGTGTGTCTTTTGGTGTACGCCCCTTTAGCATCCTTCTTGCGCTGCGGCGTTCTCTACTTAGTTGGCGACCTTCTCCATCAAGGAAGCGCGATACAACACCAGGAGACTGGGGCGTAGGACCAGATGTGCGACGACGCCGGCGTCCGCGCCCGGGTGCAGGGCCTCCGTCAAGCACCAGAAAGTTTTGTTCACCAGTCCAAATATTCACATTAGGGTCGTCTAGGGCTCGCTGACCTTCTGGGGTGATTATTGTTTCTTGGCTCATGCGGCCAGAAATAAGACCACCGGTTCTCGTGTCTACGACAGAATTTGATGTGCCAGGGATATGTACCGACGTTGACCCGGTCCGACCCCTCCCGCCTGCACCCTTGATATATAGCGGAGCACCCTTTTGGTTGAAGCCGATAACCCTGTAATGTTCGTGCCATTTAGTGGCCTGGTCATAATAGAAAGCAGGCGGCTGAGCACCGTGATACCCTGGGTCCACCCATTGTTTCGCAGCAAGCTCTACGAGCTCAAACGTAGGCATTTGCCCACTAGCTGCTCTCTCTACGACATCTTCCGGAACATCTAAAAACGTTGTGTTTGACCACAGCATATATAGACCTGCATCAGTTGCCGTAATTGGTTGTCTGTTCTCGTCTAATGGATTATCCGTCCAGCGATTTAGACTTATTGAATCTACAGCTATTTGTCGTACTTCTTCAACGCCATCAGTCCTTGTTACAACACGCACGTTGTATACATTCCCAATTTGACCAGACCTAAACTTTGTACTGAAGTCGTAATCTTGAAAAATAAATTTGGTTATATCGGGGTCTTCTGAGTCGTCCGCTGTAATCAGTACGCCAGCGGCGTGTTCTGACACTATTCCGTCTATAAGGTTTTTGAGCCGAGCAAAATGAGGTGTCGGTTCGCCAATTACACTATTGAATCCAAAGTTCCAATCTTCGCGACGCTCAGGTACTGGTTTGTTGTTTGTGGTGTAGTCGTACCAGTCTCTGAACTCTGGTTCTTTAAAGTTGGACAGTTGTGCGTATCGCACGGTTGCCTCTATCGGGTCATCAATATCAGAGAATAGAGACTGAAGAATGTTTGCACCGTTTATGGCGCTCGAGTCTTTAGATTTTGAAGCTTTTTGGCGGCGACGCTTTTCGCGACGTGTTTTCTGGTCTTCATCTAGCAAGGGGTCAAGGTTTGCAATCCACGAACCAAGACGTTTTCTGCTATCGCGCCATGCATCTCCAAACCTTTTTGCGACGGTTGGCGGCAATTCATCTGGCTCAAATTCCATGTCGCCGATGGAGCCGCCTTGCGCTGGTTTTGTCTTCTTCTTGCCTTTGCCGCGAGTGTCTCCGTCAAAACGGCCTTTGCCTTTGTCTTTTAAGCTTGACCGAACTCCAATAAATCCATTGTCTTTTTGAATTTTACGAAGTTCTTTTGCTTCAACAAACTCAATGGTTTCATCACCAGGGAAACCTCGCCCCTTACGCATTTCAATCCAGTCATGTGCTGGTTTGGTCGCGCGATTGATAGACGCCATAGCGAGTACTTCTTCTACGGTGACCCACTTATGATTGGCATGGAAATTTTCTACTTGATTACCGGAATCATCTGTTAAAAATTCTCTTCCGTAGTATGGATTAGAGTGCATTTCATCCATGTCCACAAGAACACGAGGGACCATGAGTTCGCCATTGATGTCGACAGCCTGCCCTTTGTCGTCTGCCATCATCTTGTCGTACTGGACATAGCCTCCAAGTTTTGAACCAGGTATTTTTCCACCAAAATCGCGGAGCTTGCGTATCTTCTTACTGTCTAGCTTTTCCTCTGATACGTCCCTAACCCTGCGGTCTCTGCGCTGTTGACTCGCCCCAATATTCCTGAGTGATTCTTGCTCTACGTTGGATGCAAACCGACGAAGCTTTACTGCTCCAGCAGCACGTGCGCGAGACACTCTGCTTGCGTCTGGCGTAAAACTTGAATAAATATCTCTTAGAGATTCCCCAGAACGATGTTTGCGTTTGTTTTCTTTAGCTAAACGCTCTTGTTCTTTTTTTCCTTCTTTTTCGATAAGACTGCGAACGCGGCGTGCTGCGCGACGTTCTTGTCGGTCAGCAAATTCACGCTGTCTAGTTTCTGCTCGCTGGTCAATTAATGAACCAGAGCGATACAGGAAACCTCTCGGGTCTTCTAGTCCTGGGAGCTGCATCTGAAGTTTATTTCTGTCTTCAATGCTCATCAGAGATTGACCAAGACGTCGAACAAGACCAGTGGTGCAACCAAGACCCATTCTGTTAGTGAACTGGCCGCCATTGGTGGTCTCTGGTGGGCAACGCCATCCTTGACGGTCGTTATCCCAAATAGCTCTAGCCCACTTCACCTCAAGAGCAAGCGCCCGCCTGTTTCTGTCGGCGTTGAAAGCTTTAGCCTTGTAATCAGCAAGCTGAGATTTGTATGCAACATCTATGGAAGCCAGCGATATTTCAGACAACGGCCACACCGATATGGGCGTGTAGTCCGGAAGGTCTTCCTCGTCATACTCCTGCGGCTGACTTTCTGACTTAACTTGAACTATTTCTAGCAGAGCTTTTTTATTTAACTCTGCCATTAGCAAGTCCATTGCTTCTTGACCTAAGTAGCTACTGATTGAGCTCTCGTTAAATTTTTTTGCTGGAATTGATGGTTCAGCAACCAGGCGAACATCTAGAACATCTTGTATTTCTTCTACGGATGTTTCTTGACTATTGACCCATTCTGCCCAGTCTTCTCCTTGTCCAGGAGAGCCATATGCCGTGACAGAACCTTTGTCTATCAGGAGGACAGCAAAAGGGGACCCGTCTATTTTGTCTTTAACAAGAGAAATTTGTTTCATTTTACTTTAGACCGAGAACTTTTATAAATGCTGCCCGCGACGTGCGAAGCGTTTCAAGCCGCCTATTAAAAAGGTTTTCGATAATTCCAAGGTGTCGTTTTTCTGCCTGAGATAAAGAACCGTCTAAAGTTAGACGCCTTCTCATGTCCGCAAAGTCTATATCTTGCGCACGCTCTATATATGCAGCAATGATTTGTAAAGCTTTTTTGCGTTGCTCAGCCTGCAAGCGCTCGAAATTTTTGCGATACATTTCGCGCAACTGCTGGCCAAAAAAATCATCAATCGAAGAATCCATTCTGACTCTTACATTTCGAGCATTTGATGTCGGCAAACCAGCCATCGGATTTATTGATGAGACAGCACGCATTGAGCCGCTAATGTTCACCGGAGCAATATTCGCCGGAGACCTACCGTATGTATCGGTAAGCCAGTCAGCAATAGCCAGTCCAACCAAATCCTCTGCAGCGACGTTTTTAAGACCGTCTGAACGTGATTGCGAGCCCTTGGTGGCAGCATCCTGTGCTTCCCCAATAAGATACGGACGCCTATTTCCGCTTCCAGCAACCCTCACTTTTGGCGCGATTAGACCTAGAGACCTTTGCACTTCTGATGCAAATGCTGCACCTAGATGCTCAAAGTCTTTTTTCGGTTTCATTTCAAAGACAGTTTGTCCATCTGCACGCTCGTGAAGAATTACTCCTTCTTTGAGTTTCCCAGTCTTGTAAAGTCGACTACGTCTTAGAGCCTCTACGCGAATTGCGCTAGATATATTTTCTAAAGAACCGCCTGCGTTTAAGTGACGTACGGCTCCAGAAAGATTGTCAATTTTTTTGCCGGGGGACAGCGTGTCGCCGTCCTCTGTATCTACTTCTGCTGGCGTTTTTTTAGTTGGTTTTTTGGCGTAAAACGCTTCATAAACCCATCTTTTCACACGTGTTTTAACGTTCGAGCCAGGAATCTTTGCCACAACTATTTCGTTGGGGTTTGATATTTGCTCGAAAGACTCTTCATATCTAACAGCGTCGCCCATTTCTTCTGCTACAAGTCTCAATCTTGCTGCTGGGTCGGAACTGTTGTCGGCCCTCATTGCGACATTCACGGTTTTACCGAGTTTGCGTCTTTCACCAACAGTCAGGGGCCTGGCTTTTTCAATATTAAGGGTTGAGCCACCATTAAGGACATAGACAAGCTTCTGAATTCCTGTGTTGGAAAGTAGACCTAGTTCGTCTTGTCCAATCGTCTTCGGCTCAAGAGCTGTCTGTATGAACGTTGCACCTTCCATGTCTCTGTTGTCAGGAATCGTTCGTAGCACAGCATTGCTAACAACTGGCTCAAGAACAAATCCATCACGACGCACCATTCTTCTGTACGGTTCCGTAACGCTCGACATTGCAGAGACGATTGATTCTGTATTGGAGTTTCTTACTCTTTTATTGAGGGAAGATACTCTAGGTATCTGTGGTGCCCTGCTTTGAATTATGTCTCCGGACACAGAAAGCGCACCCACGCGACTTGTCGTGGGTTTAAAACCGTCAATTAAAGAATCTGCAGACCGCCTAAGCGCTGTTCCTATTACGGCACCAATCGTGCCTGGAAGGTCAAATAACTGCTTGCCGCATGTAGAAAAACGTGAGTCAGTGAATCTTCCGCCGAACTGGTAACCCTCTGGGCATCTGTAGCCACGGTTTGGCTTGCCATAAGCAAAAGGGTTGGCACCACGAACACCACCGGGGGTAACAAGCCTGGCTAGTCCTGACCGTACTGGGCTTCGCAGTGGGGCAGTGTCTCCAGGGACAAGCATTGAACCAACGGATTGAACCCCTTGTAAGAATGGGCTTGTCGACGTGATTGAACCAACTTTTACTTCTAGCCCCTGACGTCCGCCTCGGCGCTGCATTGCACACTTGTACAGAACTGCAGCACGATAACTGGAGTCTTTGGGTAGTGGCTCTTCAAATGCGTTGACGTGCGTCAGCGCTAACTCTGGCATCACGTGCCGAGTCTGGATTATTGGTTGCAGCCCTTTTTCGCTGCAGCAATCAGAAAGAGATACTGTCTTCATCTACCGGGACCATCTTAATTTTAGGAGTTTCAAAACCATGCGTATGCTCCCAGCTGGATTCGTCTATGAGCATTTTGCAAAAGTCTGGTTCCATTTCAAAGAAATCTTGTAAAACCTTAAAAGCATGGTCGTAATCTTCATTAGTGATTACTGGCGCAAACGGCTCATCGGGGGTTACTACACCAGAAAATTGTAGACTCTTTCTGGTCGCCCTAGATGTAAGTTTTCTCATCCTGTCATCAAAGTCTTTGTCTGTCCAAAGGCTGCCCTGGGTGCCCTTTTTAAGCTTCTTTTTGCAGTTCTTCATGCCGGGGTGGTGGCATCCCTCGTTAGGCCATAGACCCGTTGTTTCATGATGCAACCAAGCGCAGATATTCTCCAGTGGGTAAAGCTCAGGATGGTCTGCCAGGATTACGCGACAACGCCTGAAGCCGCCCGGTTTTTTCATTATTGGACGCCAGTATCTAAGGAGTCTTTCGAGATTTCCCCTTCTGGGCCCCCGACCTTTTAGTACGTCGCCAGTAAGTCTTTCCTGGGGGATGACAGCACCGGCAGGTCCGCCCGCCTTTTCTTCGTCTACAATTATAATTTTATTGGAGAGAAATTTCTCAAAAGTATCCACTAGGTATCCTTGCGGCAGGGCTAATTCTAGAACAGATAATCTGTCGTAGTTCTTATTGTATCTAATGCGCGACTCACTTTGAGGTTGTATGGGTTTTCATCCTCGCTAACCCTCCATTGCGGTGGCATAAAGCGGGAAACCCACTCCGCATTTGAGACATTTCTTGACCAGAGCATTTTCTGTGTTTTGGTTATTGTTAGTTCTTCTAAATCTGGTCTTTTGTCAACAAAATCCCAAAAACTGATTTCAGTCATTCTGTTTCTGGTTTGATAAATGCCGTCTGTCTTGCCGCCTATGACAAAGTAGAGCTTGCCTCCGTCTCCAGTTTTCCCAACCAATACCTTTTTCATGCTGTCGCCTTAGCTAGCTGGTCTTTGATTGACCACATGATTCTTTGCCGCATACGCGCCTCCGCAACGTCTTCCATTGACTTGTCTTTCATGTCCTGAATCCAGCTGTCTGGGTTAAAGAAGTCCACGCCCGTATCGTTGCGGACTGTCATTTTTGCTCCAGCAGCCTCAAGTTGTTTGCGGATTTTTTCTGCCGCAAGGAGTCGGGCTAAATTAACATTAGAACCAACGGACAATAATTTTTTATTGGCTATTTCTCTAGCTATAATTTCGGCATCTTCGGCGCTTACACCGGCGTTGTCAACCCAATACTGAGATTCTTTCATTTTTGAAAAAGAAGGTATGGTTGCGTCCGTGTCGTATCCCCTTGCAATTCTGTCTTCGTTTCTTTGCCCAGGCAACGATTCTGACTCAAAAAGCACCTCAACAGGGATTACCTCTGGAGAAGGGATTATTACTTCCTCTATGTCGGCAGCATCAAATCCCCCAACAACGAGGGCTTCATAATACTCTTTTGATGGGCTGTTTGCTTCATAGCGCCTAGAAGAATAGTCACCCTTCCATTTCCCATGAAGCAAATCGAGCATATTTTCTACCGGTGTTGTTCCACCAAAAATAATCGACCGAGCAACTTCGTCTGGGTCGACCGACTCGACGCTGGCAGGGGTAAACCTAGTTCTCAGTGAATCACCATATCCATAAAAAGTTCTTCCGCTAGTTTCTGGGCGTAATATAACTTCAGCTCCGCCGTATACATGAACAGGACCGCGCATTGTTTCCGCATTTCCTCGGGAAGTGAATTCAGGTAAATTGACTTCAGGGTCAGCGCCGGGGACTAGCTGTACCAAATCTGCTGCAGCTTTGTCTTCTGCGTTGAGCCAATCTGTATGAACTATATAACCAGAAGCTGGCCTCATTGTGTCAGGGACGTCGGGGTGTATGCCTATTTCTGCTTCATAGACTTTTCTCATTGGACTATTGCTGTGGTCACTATCGACCTGATGGGTTGTCTTGTAGCCATTCTGAATAATGCGCGTCAAGTCCCCTTGCCATACCTGAATATGCGGGCGAGGGTCTATTCCGGCGTGAAACTCTGATATGGCATCAATTACTTCTTGCTCAAGTTCATCTTCAGACATTTCTGCTATGTGTGCCATGAAGTCAAGCTCAACGCCTCTTAAGTACGGCGACATAACTGTTTGCTGTGGGTCTCTACCTTCTCCACCTATTGCATCTTGCAATGCTTTAGCAAACCATTGAATTCCACTTCTAGTCCTTTGACGGGCTTCTGATTTAGTCAATGGCTTACGAGCAAGGATTTCGCTTTGATTTAGCTTTGATTCAATTTCAGGCCAGGAATCAATGTACTCATCCGACATTGCTGCACCAACAGAGCTTTTCGTCGAGGCAAGCATCTCTTTAACCTGCACTGTTTTTGCCAAAGATGCTCGTTGAGGATTTCCCATCCTGCCAGATATTTGCTGGCTTGTCTCCATGGTTATCGAAGAAACAGGGCTACCGACATGAAATTTGTTGTCTTTGTTGTTCCACTCAATTGGCTTTAAACCGCTCTGCGGTTCTCTGCTGATACGAACTGCTGGTATTTTTTCTTCCTGAACCGTGCCACCTGCTTTTTTATATGCAGTATCGAAGTCGTCTCCCTCGCGGCGGAATGACATGAACTTTGCACTGTCCAAATCTGTGTCGTCGTATCGCCTACCAACTAGGTCCCCATCTTTATCGATGATTGCGCCTCTTTGACCCTGCGCCATAATCAAATAAGCATCATCAGCGTCGACAAATACTGTGTTGTCATATGTTGACTCTATGTCGGTGTCTTCGATTGTGGTTCCGAGCATTGCGCTCTTTTTTCTGCGGAATGTTCCATCTTGCTGGCGCGTATATACAGAACCGTTTGCTGTCTCGAACTGGGAAGCACCCATGCGTCCTGAGATTAACTGGTCGTATTCGGCTTTTTTCTTTGAGTAATCCGCCATGTCTCTGTCGTACTGGGCACGGCGCTCCTGAACAATTAGCGGCACTTGGTCAACGTCGAGTATGCGTCTTGGTGTGTCTGGCCTTGATGCGGCTCTATCTAGCATTCTTTCAATAATCATTGCTGACGCTTCAGAGTCAGCATCGGCTGTGTGCCAACCATCTCCCAGGTCAACTTCCAAGTATTCTGCTAAAGGACCAAGGCTATTAGAACCTTTTTTAGCACCAGTTTTTGGGTCAATCATTGTTGGACCATCTGGGTTTTCCGGTGTCCATCGTGGCAGTATTTCGTCGGCCATTGCCTTTGAGTCGATAACCCCAGCCGGTTTGTACTCCAGGCCAACCTGCCCAAGTATTCGTTCTAAAACTTCTAGGTCGAATGGAGTGTATTGACCTCCCAGTAAAGCATCTTCACCAAAAAACTCTAATAGCTTTTCGTGAGATTCTTTTAGTGATGCTTTTGAAGCAAGCCATTCATCAGTCAATGGTTGCCCCTTGTCGTCTTTAAGATTCTTCTTGGCCCAATCACCCAGCGGTATTCCAGGGTTTACAAAGACATTGAAACGCTCAACAACTTTCCCATTCTTCATTTTTACTGCGCCAATTTGCACTGGCATGTTGCCGTCATCACCAAACCCGGTGGTCTCATAATCAAAGAAAACAACTTCTTGGTCGCGGTATTTTTTTGCAAATTGTTTCCACGTAGATGAACCACGGAGTACATCCAGGAATTTTCCAGTAAATGGTCCGTTGTCTGGTTCGCGAGGACGCTGTGGTTTTACTGGGTCTGGGTTTCCCATCCGACCACTTATTCCATAGCTGACGCTGGGTTGCTTTTTGCCACGTGTAGTGCGTATGTTGTTGGAGCGAACAGCAGTTCTTACTCTTTGAGCATGAAGTGATGGTGGTCTGCTCGAAGGGCCTTGGATGTTCCCCATTCGACCACTGATGTTCCATTGATTTGGGGCTACACCAAAAACATCCTGCCCCAGTTTGTTCAGTCTTGCCAACGTATCCGCGGCAACGTTTCTTTCAAAGTCTTCAATAATGCTTTGCGGTATGGCTTGCCCTGGTGGTAATTGCTGAATGATTTGATACAAAGCTCCACCAGGCTCTAACGCTCTCTGTCTTTCCTGTGTTGCCCATGCATCCAAGAAATGAGTGAGCAGGTTGTTGCTCTGATTCTTTCTAGCGGAAGTTGTTCGCAAGTCAATATCGCTTGGAGTCGCGTCAAATGGACCGCTCTGCAATTGGTCTTTGAAAGGGTTGAAACCAGGTGTTGCTGATTGCGCTCCTCTTAGTTCTCCAAATAAACGCCTATAGACAAAATACTCAGCTCTTGTCTCTACACCGGAGTCTGTCGCATATGCGCCACCAACGAGCGCAGCCATAAGTGGCAAGTCGCTTGGGTCGTGGTTTATGTTGTTTTGAAAGCCCCAAACAAGGTTTGCATAAAAAGCATTCATGTCATCTTGTAGGTCTATTTTTCGGCCACTAAAACGTGAACCGGTATACTGGGTGCCCTTTAGTCGTGCAGCAGCTTGAATCATGTCATCTATGAACGGGTTGTTCATAGGATTCGACACTTGTGACCAGTCAATTATCCACGCGCCGTTATATTTGTCTTGCTGAACAGAGGGACCAGCACCTGGTACGTTAACGACTCTTTGTGGAGCCGTATATCTTTGCATAGCATTAGGGTCTAATCCAAAAGCCTTCAGTTTTTGATAGAAGTCGACAACGTGGCCTGTTTCATGAACAGCGATGTAATGCATCCTGCCCTCGCGGCTATCCCACCACCCAGAGCCGTCGCTGTCCATATTGCGCCCAACATTATTGGCTTGCTGCCACATGCCAAATGGGCTTATTTTGAACCTTACGTGAGCGCCACCTTCTGCCATAAGGCCAGCTTGTCTAGCCATTTGTATGGCACCAACACCAGCCAGTCTTCCTCCGCTTTGAGGACTAGGGGAAAACGGGTCAACCTGGATTTCTACAGCAGTGTTAATGTCATCCATCATCTCAAATGTTGTGATGATTTTGTAAGCGTCTGGCTGTTCGGTCATCTGCTGAATTGTTGCTTGCCAAAAAGCTTCGAACATTCTCACGTACGCTCTGCGGTCGTTAAGACTCAAAACACCAGGAATTGCATTGTCGAAGTATTCAGAAAATTCATTGGGGTCAACATTGGGCATGAATTCTTCCATTGCCCTCATGAAGTCAGCCTTATTTAGAACATCTCCAATTGGTTGACCTGCAAACCGTGAGCCAGGGGGGTAAACGATTGCCTCTGAAGCTTGCGCACTTGTCGAGTATCGTCTTTTTAATTCAGCCGCAGCGCGCGTTAGGTCCTTACCTCTTGCTATCGCTTCTCTTTTGCCGATGTAGTAAATGGGCATACCGGTTTTGGATGCCCCTCCCGTTCCTCGTGTTTGTCTCAAGCTTGGAGATGCTCCGCCTAGCATCGCCATTCTTCCGCCAATGTCCATTCCTGCCTGAAGCATCGCCAAGTCTGAAGGAGAATATCTTGCTGCAGCATTAGAGCGACCAGATGGACTGCGGTCAACACGTTGCCCCATGCCCGCTGCCATTTGTTCTGCTGTACCAAATGCTCTTCTTGCTGCCCGAGCACCACTTTGCGCTGCGGCAGACGGCGAAGGTATAAAGCAGTTACTTCCGGTTATGTCTGTAAATTGGTTGGCAGCTGGTGTTCCTTCTGGACAACGCAATTTATTTTTGTCATCTACCCACAACCCTCTAGACCTAGCAACCATTGCCAGAAGAGAAGAAAGACCACGACTCAGTTTTGGCCCAAGGTTTTTAACCTCTAAAAACTCTTCTTCAATACTTTTTTTATTAGGTTTATAAGCTTTTTTAGTTGTTTCAGGGTTGTCTATGTAATAGTCCGACCCAGTAACCATTGGGTTATTGCTTAGGTGGCATAGCTTGATAATTTTTCCAGGTGGGAAAAACGGCAATGGGTCTGACGGCTCCCAGTCAATTAAAAACTGCTCGTATTCAGACTGAGCCTTAGACGGCTTCTCTGGTTTATCTTCTTTTTTGACTTCATCGTCTGTATTTTTTTTAGAAGATGAAGAAGGAGCCGTGCTTAGTTTTGCATCTTTAGAAGATGCCATTCCTAGCAGTTTGTTTTTTAGTACATCATCCTGCACTGGAGTACCACCAGTGCTTGTTACTCAGCTGACCTAGGAAGCTCCGGTGACAAAGACAAGACAGGTTTTGTTTGTTTTGCTGGTGTGTCAACATCGTCGGCTGCGTCTTTCGTTTTCTTAGGCTTGCTTTCCTTTTTGGGAGCTTCCTCTTCCTTTTCCGCATCAGGCTCAACTTCTGCGATAGGGGCAATTTTTTGTGCCTCAACAACAGGTGCTGTCTCTGTTTTTCCTGCGCGGCGCTGTTCGCGCTCCTCTGGCGTAAGCTTTCTCATTACTACTCCGATTCTGTTTCTGTATCTTCGGCGACGGTGAGCATTTCAAATTCCATCAGCGTTGATAAGAAATTGTCATCTGCTGACTTTTCTCCAGCCTTTGCTTTTTCAATGTCTTCCTTTGAAACCCATGAAACTGGAATCAAGTCTTCTTTACCAAGAGCAACTGCACGCTTCATGATGTGCGCTTTGGCTGCTGTTTTATCTTTTGCTCGGCCGTAAGCCTGAATTGCGTTGCGAAGGTCAGCTTCGTCGGCGATTGGGTAAGAGCCATCAGGAAGGGCTTGACCCTTGTCTGACATTGCCTTACGAGTGTCCTCGCTGTAAGCACGCTTCAGAGCAATCTCGGCAGCTTCTGCTTCAATCTCTGTTGCTTCTTCCATTGTGTACTCGTCGTAACCAAGAACTTCACCATCGAGTGAAACGAAGACGTCGTAGGACTTGCCGTTAATGCCGTCAATCTCCACTGCGTAAACGTCGTATCCTTCGAATACGTCTGGTTCAACAGCAACGATGTCACCAGTGACTGTCTTTACCGCAATGTCAGCAGCATCGCCAAAGCTAATCATTGCTTTATTTACAAGCGCAGACTTTACTTCAACTAAATCGCTGTTCAAAAGGTGCCATCCCATAACTTCGCCAGATGAACCATCGAAGAAAATCTCTACTGGCTTGCCATCTTTTCTTTCAATGTCAACCACAAATAGGTCTGCTTCGTCGGAGTAGCCAGAGTCAAGAACTTTACCCTTGAACATGTCTTCTGCCATTCCTTCAACTTCAAGAAGAGAAGGCATTCCATCTTCTGGAACACATCCACCAGGGCATGAATCACAAACAGGAGAACCGCCTGGGTAAACCTTGCGGTCGAAAGAGCAAAGGAATGCATCTTTATCAAATTCGGATGACTTGTATCCCATGCTGCCAAGACGACGATTTCTCATCTTTTGGCGAGAGGCCATCATGGAGTCTTCCATGTCGTCCTCTTCTTCCATCATGTCTTCTTCCATGTCAGCATCTTCCATGGCAACAACATTACGCTTGCGCTTTGGTGCCGCACGGCGGACGTACATTTCTGATTCATCATCATCAAGGTCGTCGTAACCCATCATCTTGCCGTCTTCGGTATCCATCATGTCGTCTTCGTCGTCCATCATGTCGTCTTCTTCCATGCCTTCCATGCCAACAAGGTCATCGTCCTCTTCGTCGTCAAGACTTGGGGGACCCATTGGGCGAGGCTTTTTGCGCATTGGTGTAGCGACTGGCATGCCAGCAGGTCCGCCACCCATGCCCATCATTCCTCCAATTGAAGCTGACTTCATTTGCTGTGCGACAGCGCCGCACTTACCGCATACCTTTGCTCCAGGTGTGTAGCCACACTCGCCAGAGTCCATGCCCTTGGCACACTGAACCACTTCACCGTCAGCGTCAAGCTTTACTACTGGTGTCTCAGCCATTACTTCATCTCCTTGTACTGCATCGAATTTGATAAACAACCTTTAGGGTTGACGCATCCTCCACAAGGAAGAGCGCGTTTATCGCCCGTGACCATGCAGTGATACTTGTACGATTTTTTTTGATTGTCTACAGGTTTAGAATAACCTATTTGCGGTTTATTCTGGCTGACGTTCTTCTTCGGACGAGAGAATCTGGAAGACATTTCTACCAGCCTCTAACGACGTTGCTCATTGCGTCCAGTGCTGCCACTGTCAACTTTGAAGCCTCGAATATTTTCAGACCAGAGTCCACGGCGACAACACTAATTCGATGATAGTCCGCTACGGGGTCAATAAGTGACTTGAATTCGTAGATGTACTCAACTGGCATCTCAAGCAGCAACGAGTCAATGTCACGACTATTGACATTTTGTGCACTTTTTATATTGATGTCGTGATTTTCCGAAACAGTCATATAGACGGCATACGTGTCTGCTTTGCCTCGTGAAGCCATGTACTGGCGGCGGAGCAGCTCCATCATCTGTTTACGTATTTCTTCTCTGCGACGCTGTCCTGCTGGGACCGCAGGGCGCTGTGGCTGCGGAACCGATGGGGCTGGTGCTGGAGTCGGTCTAGATGGAGTTCTGTCCGGATTTGGTTTAGGAATACGAGTTGGCTCTGGTACTGGTATCTCTTCCGGAATCTCGATTGGCTCATCGGTACGCGGCATTCGTGGCATCATGTCACGTCTACCAGCAGGGACTGCAGGACGCTGCGGTTGAGGAACAGAGGGTGCTGGGGCCGGCGCTGGCCTAGAAGGCGTTCTGTCTGGATTTGGCTTAGGGATACGAGTTGGTTCTGGGACCGGGATTTCTTCAGGTATCTCGATTGGCTCGTCAGTCCTTGGCATTCTTGGCTTGTATGGAATATTGTCCCTACCGTCTCGGCCGGTCATGAAACCGTCACCATCTCCGTCAAACACAGAAGGTTTTACAAGTTTTCTTGCTCTTTTTGCTGTTGACCTAGCACTCCTGCCAAAAGCAAACTTTTCTGCAATCCCATCCATTGCCGTGACAAGTGCATCTGATGCGCCCTCGCCATACCAGTCAATGTTTGGCACAGCAAAGCCGTCGGACAGAAGCTCAACATCAAACCCGTGATGAAACCCTATTTCCTGAGCGGCTTGATACATGTCCATATCCGCTGTCTTGATAAACAAGTGCACGCCAGGATTATCAGACTTAAAGTCGTTCCATGATTTCATCTGATTTGTCGAGCAAGAGCCGCCACAAGAACCACCACATTGGCATTCTGATTTTGCGCCCCCGCAGGAGCCTCCACAACCACAGCCATGCGGCTTTGATGGCAAATCTATGCCAGACACCCTGCTACCCATTGACCCGTCAACGGGAATGTATACAACCTCTTGACGCACTTTGGTTGCTGGGCCAAACATGAAGTCCACCTCATTGGGGGTGTGGTAACTGGCCCTAAGGGTTTCTGTTGCTCCGTCTTTAGCGAGGTCGAATACCACCATGTTTTCGTCGGCGCTTCGTATGACGACTTCGCCACCGAAATGCATTCCTATGCCTCGTGCAAGTCCGCCCATTCTCCCGGAAGATGGATTTGACATTCCTGCGGCCTGTGGTGCGTAAATCAACGCATGGTTTTTTGAATCAACATCGGCGTCAAGCGATTTTTCTTTCGAGTTTTCGTATCTTTCCAGAAGGCGACGACCCTTTGCTGCAAGAGCAGCGGCGTCAGACCTATCTTGCGGCACAGGCTCACCCCATGCTGCCGCAGATAGAGCCAGTCTCGTTGGCTTGCCTTTGTCGTCTTTCATTGGGCCAGAAGGGTTTGTAAAGAATCTCGTCAGGAACGAACCTTTGCGTCTCATCTTCTCAGGAGTGTTGGCTGGGCCTTTTACTCCTGGTTTCAGGTTTGCACCTTCCGTGCGCTTAAAGTGTGCTCGACCAGCAGCAGTCAGTCCACCACTGGGGTCCTTTAATTTTGAACCTTTTTCTGAATAATTATCCTTCTGGTTCTCAGACTTAATCGACAGCGTTGCAGTTAGCTGGTTTGCTCCGTGGAGTACTGGAGACACCTCATAGAGTTCTACTTCTTTTAGAAGGTTTGCCTGCTGGCCATTGTCATATACTGCGTCAAGGGTTTTGTAGCCTATTGACCACTCTTGCTCAAGACCAAAAAAAGCTACGTTGGCAAATGCTTCTTTGCCTTTTTCTGCACCAAGATTAAACTGCACTTTGGCAAATAGGCCGCCAACACCCCTCTGCTTCATCTTCTGAGGGAGGCGCGGGTCGTTTGGCCCGACCTCATATATTTCAAGAACCTTGCCGATTGGCTCATTCCAGTTATGTCCCCATACGACACGAGGCTTCCGTCGCTTAAGGCTTTCGGTAAAACATCCTGGTAGACAAATGTCGCCGACACTGTCCTTGTTTCCCAAAGCGGCAACGAAGCACTCAACAACGCCCTTAGCCTCGTTTACATTTATTTGACCTGAAAGTGACTTGTAGTTAGTTTCAGTAAAGTCACGACTTTCAGTAAAGTTGCTGAAGTGCATTTAAAATAGCCTTTCGACGTTCACCTACTAAATAATAATCTGTCGACACCGTCTTGCGGTATAAGAAATTGCGTACTTTACTGTAAGTCGTCAGTCAACACTGAACCGAAGCTTGCAGCGACAGTTCATTGTCAAATGAGGAGGCGCAAGTGGGTCTCCGGGGAATCTAAGTGTTTCCTGACCCAAGGCGAAATCATCCATCACGTCAACGGTTTTATTTTCGAGCAACTTGTGCTCTCCTCTTACCTTTGCGTCTTTACGGGTGACCCATGTTTTTGTTGTTGCGCCAGATTGGCGTGCGCCAAAATATGTTCCGGCGTTATACGAGCTTTGCGCTTCATGCTCGGCAATAGACCTCTTGCGCTTAGCCAAGATATTTATGAATATTGCAGACAAAGCAGCCTTCAACATTCCAACCCTGTCCTCATCGTCCGATAGCGCCAAGGCAATCAATATTGCTGATGCGACTTCGTCTTTTGTGGTGTTGTTGGCTTTGCGCACTCTTAGCATTTGAGCGTCAATTAGCTCTTTAACCTCATCGTCGCCCATGTCGACGGGGATTCCAGTTTGTTCGGATGCAAGCTGTGATGCGTCTTTTACGATTCCTGACAAAATAGGTCGTATATCGTCTTCAATTTGTTTGTCCCAAACTGCTGTGTCGTAAATTGAATCAACAGAAAGATTTCCAGAATCTATGGCTTTTTTAGATTTTGCACCCATTGCTTTTTCAAGGACAACACGTTGCTGCCTTTCGAAGAATCTTTCTAGGGTTCTATCAAGTATTTCCGTCCACGTATCGGATGATTGGTCGGCTTTGAATTCCCAATCGTTGCGTATCTCTGCGGACTTGGCTTGCATCTCCTTATCAAAAGCAGACAGTGCGCTTGGCGATGCCATTGTCGGCATTTGTGGCTGCTGTGATGCTTCTGCATTCAACGTGGCAGTCATGCCTTCTTGTGGCTGGCCGGCGTTCAAGTTGATTATTTCTGCTGGGATAGAACCCATTTCAGGCATGGCTGGTTGTCCCTCTGCGCCAGGAGCGCCAGGAGGAGGTGCCTGAGGCATCATCCCTGCTGCAGCAACGCCAGGCATTCCTGGCTGGCCCATCATTGCCGCTTGCTGCTGTGCCTGCTCTTGAGAATCAAATCTTCTGTCCGTATAACCAATTGGCGTCAGGTTCGGGTTTGCCAACATTGCCTGCATAAGGTCTGAGTCAACCCTCTTGCGCCCTGTCTCTGCTCTGTATTCATTTCCGCTAATCAGGCCATTTTGGAATTCGTCCAAGAGGTAGCGTTCGCGTTCTTGCTTATACAGAATAAGAATGGGAACATCAGATGTATCAAAGTCGATGTAATGGTCTGGGTCGAGTTCGTCTAATCCTCTGGCAATTAGCTCCAAATGAGGCAACAGTGTCTCGTTCCAGAAAACCCGATGTTCTTCGCCGGCGTTGCTGAAAGTCCTTCCAGATGCATTCCCAATTACGGACTCAGGAACACCAAAAGCAGCAAGTATTTCTTCTTTGGTGATTTGACGCATCTGTATGTAGTTGGCGTCTCTCGGGCTTGCGCCAGTGTCTACATAGTCGACACCTTCGTCGGAAGAAACAACAGTAATCGCACCAGCGCGATTGACGTTACCCCTAAATCGAGCACGCAATTCGTCTTTGTCGTCGTCGTCAATCTCACCACGAACGACAATCATTCCACCCGGACGACCGTCATTAAGCAGGAAGTTTCTGTTGTAAATTTTTGAGAGATTCTCAATCTCTATGGCAATCCCTGCTGATTCAAGCGGCGTCAGGGACAGATACGGGTCTAAAGGATGTGGCTTTCTAATCCAGATGACATCCTTCGGTGGCAACGTAATTTTGGTGCCGTTTCGCATGTCAACTTCAAATCCGGCGACAAATTTCTTTGGGTCCGGTATTGGTGCAGTGTGCTGTGGGGGTAGAAGCTGTAGAGCAACAACTGAGCCATCTTTACCGCGAACTTTTTCGATAAATGCTCCGCGTGAAGAAAGAAGCAACTGGGACGAAAGGCGATACCGGAAGACAAAAGAATTTTCACCCATATTGGACTTGGTGTTCAATATGTCCAATATTGTGTTGTTTCGGTTGTCGGTGATTATTTTCCCTGAAGGGGAATTGTCTTTTCTGAGAATTACCGGCAGGCGCGATTGGTTTCCTGCAATAGCATCAATGCACCTTGTTACCCAAGTTACCTTGGACATTCCCTCTCGGTAAGCCCGTTCGATGTCCCACGAATCTCGATATGGCTTTCCGGCGATGCCGGTATTGAACGCCACTGGCGCTCCCGGTGTTAAAATAGATTTTTGAGAGCCGGACTGTAAAGCCTTGTCGCTACCGGAGTTCCACGCCATATTTACCTAATTTACTCTAGACCCAAAAGCAAGCCCAATAGGCCACAAGACACACCGAGGGTTATGAAGCCCACGGACACGTCAATAAAAAATGCGCCAATCGATGTCATAATTATAAATGACGCCATCATTAAATTGGCGGCTGCTGCTCTGGACCTTCTTTTTTTGATAAATGCTATGACTGAAACTAGCCGTTGCTTCACTGTTGCGACCTTCTTTGCACTTGCACAAACCTATACTAGTCATACCACTTGCTTGCGTAGGATATAGATGTGACTAATTGGAATGAAATATTAGAATACCTGCAGCCTAAGGCTCCACTGTTCTGCCCAGAGGAACCTTCGCTAACGCAGAAAGTCTTCTTGAGGACAATGACCCTGGAAGCCCTATTTGGTGGCGCAGCAGGTGGAGGTAAAAGCTCAGCACTCCTCATGTCTGCCCTTCAATATGTTGACGTTCCTGGCTACTCGGCGATTTTGTTTAGACGTACATATGCGGACTTGTCCCTCCCTGGAGCCCTCATGGACCGCTTCCGTTCATGGATATCAACCCAGGACGACATCCATTGGAACGCAAACCAATATGTAGCCACATTCCCCTCTGGGGCCAGAATTTCCTTCGGGTATCTCAACAACACCAACGACTACCTCAGATACAAGGGTTCGGAATTCCAGTTCATCGGCATGGACGAAGTCACCGAAATCCGCGAGTCTGATTACAGATACCTTTTCTCTCGCTTGCGCCGTCCTGCCAACGGCGAACTATCTAAGGTCCCTTTGCGAATGCGGGCAGCATCAAACCCAGCGCCCAATTGGGTTCGTCAACGGTTTATCGTAGAAGGCCAAGACACCGGCAGGATATTTGTTCCATCAATGTTGACGGATAACCCAGGAATTGACGCAGAGTCTTACCGTATGGCCCTGTCCGCCCTGGACCCCATAGAGCGCAGAAGGCTGGAAATGGGTGACTGGTGGGCAACGACGCTAGGTACGTTGTTTGACAGAACTGACTTCCCAATCATTGACCACCATGAAGTGCCACAAGTCACATCTGCGGCCAGGGCTGTTAGGTTTTGGGACATGGCAGCAACAGAACCAAGCCACTCGAACCCAAATCCAGACTGGACAGTTGGGACGTTGATGCTGTTTGACCAGGGAATTGCTTACGTTTTAGACGTAAAGCGCGCACGTGTCAAGAACGAAAAGGTTGAGCAGCTTATTGCGCAAACAGCCGCAGAAGACGGGCACACGGTTTCTATACGGATGGAGCAAGAACCAGGTTCATCAGGCAAGGCTCTGATTGACCAGTATGCCCGCTATGTACTTCCAGGCTATGACTTTCAGGGAATCCGTTCTACTGGAGACAAATTCACAAGAGCAAGACCTTTTGCCGCCGCCGCAGCCAATGGCAATGTCCGTCTCGTGAGGTCCAGTTGGATATCCGACTGGCTAGATGAAGTTTCCTCATTCCCCGAGGCATGCGACCACGACGACCAAGTTGACTCTGCAGTTGGGGCTTTTACATATTTAGCCGGATTGGGGTTGCCACAACGCAGACCTATGGCTATACTCATCTAAACCAACCCCTAACTAACTAAGTAGGAGAAATATGACAAGCGAAGGGAAAACGCCTGATTGGCGTTCCATCGTCGACGAACTGAACTCAAAAATCAGTGCTGCCGACACAATGATGTCAGAGCTTAAAAACTCTGGCACAGACATGAACGAGATTGCTGAATATGTATCTGCTCTTCATGCTGTTAAGGCTGACGTTGCAATCGTGTACGACAGTGCGTGTGGCGTCCTCAGTTCAGTTATGCGTTCAGTGCCAGAGATGGTTCTGAGCGATGGGACAAAAATAGAAAAGCGCGCAGCAGCAGACCGTAAGAAGTGGCAGCACGAAAGCATCGCTCAGAACGTCGCGAGTCGCATTAGTGATATGGCGGTTGACCTCGAGACTGGTGAAGTAGTCATGACACCTCAGGACATGATGGTGAAAATGTTGGACTACTGTGCGCCGTCATATTGGCGTGTCAAGGAGCTTGCAAAAATCGGTATTAATGCCGATAAGTTCTGTGACGTATCCGAATCCAAAGAAAGCATCATCGTACGGAGAGCAAAATAATGTTGTATCAAGACCTATCAGCACCCTTCCCACCAGAAATGGAGCGCGAGCTTCGTAAAGGGGGGACATCCCTTGTCTATATTCCTGTCAGCGAGGTGATTACTCGTTTAAACAAAGTTATTGGCGTCGATTCCTGGTCAATGCGCATCATCAGCTGTGAGCGCGACAAAATCGATAGCGATTTCATAGTTGCCCATGTATCCCTTGATGCTGTCATCAAAGATGAAAAAGGTGATACCCGTGTAATCCATCGTGACGGCATTGGTGGGCAGAAAATAAAGCGCACCAAGCAGGGAGACATTGTCGACCTTGGCGATGAAATGAAAGGCGCTGTTTCTGACGCACTAAAGAAAGCCGCTCAAACATTGGGGATAGGCCTGTATCTTGCTCGCTCGGAAGACGCCATGGAGATTGAAGAAGTAATCGCTGCTTCTCAAGCACCAGTATCGGCAGGAGAAGCAGAGCGTCTTGAGTTGTGGGACAACTTTATGGGGCTTGCTAAGTCTCTTAATGCAGAGCAGAAAGAGCAACTCAACACTCATTGGAAGCAATACAGTGGTGGCCGCGCAAAGCCGACAAAAGCATCTGCCAGCATAGACGAACTTACGGAACTGATTGCCGCATGTGTCCAAGTTTCTTTTGGCGTAATGGAGCAAAGCGATGAGTGAGGCTGGCTCACTACCCGAGCACCTATCGGCATCATCTATCTCAACATTCCAGCAATGTCCGTTGAAGTTCAAGCTATCGCGTGTCGACAAGCACTCTGAACCTCCGACAATCCATACCTTGATGGGGAACTTTGTTCACGAGGTTCTTGAGAACATGTACCGTGATTTTCCGCCAGAAGAACGACACATACGAACAGCAAAAATGTTATGTACCACAACATGGGAATCCGGAGAGTGGGAGTCGCGGGTTAAGCCGTATTTAGGGAAAACAACCTTAAATGAATTCCGCTGGTCGTGTTGGTGGTGCGTAGAAAATCTTTTCGATATGGAAGACCCATCATCCCTGTTCCCAGATGGCGTTGAGTATGAACTAAACGACGACATAGATGGCGTTCTTGTAAAAGGTTTTATCGACAGATGGCATCGACTGTCTCTCACCGAAGCGCGAATTACAGACTACAAAACTGGCAAAACCCCCAATCCACGGTACGCCAAGGACAAGTTTTTTCAGCTAACTCTGTACGCAGCAATGTTGGAAAAACTAGAGAACATAGATACATTTGAACTAGAACTTCTATATTTAAAAGACGGCGCTCGACTTACCCACAAGCCGACAAAAGCCGAAGTAGAAGCAGTAAAAGAAACTGTAGTAACAGTAAGAAGGGAAATAGAAAACTGTCATGCCAACGATGACTGGAAGCCACAGCCAACACCATTATGTAACTGGTGCATCTTCAAGCAAGGACTATGCACGTATTGGAATTGAAATGAATGATGACGCATTTGCACGTATTGTCGCTGACGACGTAAAGAATAAAGCCAGCATTAGCCAACGCGAGTATCTGGAGATGCCGGCTAATCGCGAGAGATGGAAGAAGGCGCTTTCTGCGCTCATCAATAATCTAGATGACCAAATCTCTGATTTGCTCGACGATGAAGATTCTGACCGTGAGCGCTATGAGCGCATGGGCAGCGCTGGCGCTGGGTTACTCGCAGAAGCAATCGCCACATACGGTTCACGCCGCCACAAGGTTGAGCGTTTCAAGCACTATGTCCAATCGAAGCTTGACCGTGTTTGTTCAATGCCGGAGACGGTGGAATTCATTTCCCGCACTGAGCTTTTTGAAAAAGCAATCCTTGAGCACAAACGCTTAATGGACGAATTTGATATGGAGCCATCTGCTGCTGACGAGGCTCTATGGGCAACTCTTGATGGCAAATGGGAGTTCGACGGCGTTACTATGTAGCCATGCGCTATAGGTCTAAGAAAAAAGAAGCCGAATACAAACTACGCCGTCCTTTGGTTGCTCGATTACTTGAGCAACGACCTTATTGTGAAGCCTGTCCTGTTTTTGCAGAGCATGATGAACTTGCCATGTACGTGCGCCAAAAAAGCGTAGATATACATGAACTAAAACGCCGTTCTCAGGGTGGCTCGATTCTTGACGAACAAAATCTTCTTGCTGTATGCAGAAAATGTCACGACAGAATCGGCAGATACCCTGCGTTGGCATTTGAGTTAGGTCTAGCAAAACACGGTTGGGAAGAATAGCACTTCACCATTTACGCCACATGCAAAACAGCACTGGTAATCTATAGCCAGCGCGCAATCCTTATCAATGGGCAAGGAAAGCAGGTGGTCGAATCTAGCGGAGAACAGTCCACTCCGTGGCAGCGAGGTTAACTCCCTCAGTACCCGCCTGTTCGCGACCGGCGGGTTTTCTGCTGTCTAGGCTATTGTTTTCTTATGAACATCGCCGGCATTGACCTGTCTCTCACCTCAACCGGGTACTCAATAAACGGAGACACGGGAGTAATTGCAACAAAGCATAGAGGGGCTGAACGACTTAGCTATATATCTACAACACTTCTTGAGCTATGTGAAGAATTCTGCATTGACGTTGCGGTTATTGAAGGTTACTCATTTGCTTCTAGGAATTCACAGGCTCACAGCATCGGTGAATTAGGTGGAGCCGTGAGAATGAGGCTATGGGAAAACGGCATACCCTACGTAGACGTCCCTCCTACATGTAGAGCCAAGTTTGCTGCAGGGAAAGGCAATGCGAGTAAAAACGAAGTTATATCTGCAATATCTGCAAAAACTGGAATTGTATGGTCTGGTGCTGGCTCTGACGATAGGTGTGACGCTTGGATTTTAGAACAAATGGGTTTGGCCTCAATAGGTCTGTCCACCCACGAATGGCCAGTTGAGAATTTGTCGGCGCTAGAAAAAATTGATTGGTCGCCGATGGATGGACTTTCTCGTAAAACGCTGTAGACTCACCTTGTGCGTAACCGACCAATAAGCCAAGTCGACGTAGAAGAAACGCTACTCGAATTAATAGAAGAACTAGAGACAGAGACAGAAGCCTTCGAGCGTTTAGCCGAGGATTCAGCTAAAAAAGAAGCTATGTACAAAACAAATTGGGCAAAGGAATATTTGTCCGCTAAGGGTTCCATTAAGGAGCGTGAAGCCTGGTCCGACTACAAAATGGACGAGTTGATGTTTGATTACAAAATTGCTGAATCATTGCTAAAAGCAAAGCGCGAAAAACTTTTGTCTCTTCGTACGAGCATCGATGCTCTCCGTACTTTGAATGCCAACATTCGTGCCCAGGTGGGACCATGACAACATCCAAAATTGAGTTGTTGCGTCCTGCCCCATGGCGCACTACACATGTTCTTCGCCCTGACCTAAAGCTTCTTGCTCAATCAATAGAGCAATATGGAATTATCAGCCCCATAGTCGTTCAGCGCAGTACTGGATTCATTATTGACGGGTTTCACCGAGTCGTCACCGTGGCTACCAATAAGCGTCTTGCAGCAAAACATTCCAAATCTATGCCGGTGCATTATGTTGACTGCGATGAAGTTGAAGCCATGGTCATGCATATCACTTTGAACAGAGCGCGCGGTTCCATAGTCAACCATCATTTGTCAAGAACAATTAAAAAAATACACCAATCTGGACGCTACAGCGCAGCCAAGATGGAAGAAGTTTTTGGCATGTCAATGATTGAAGTAGACATGTTGCTTGACGGCTCTCTCATAAAAATGAGAAAAGTTTCTGAGCATAAATACTCGAAAGCGTGGGTTCCAATTGAAGCTCCAGCCGGTGCAGTTGATTCGATGCAATTCGAGCGCCCCCCAAACGCCGACGAATAAAGTAAAATATTTGCATTGTCTACACTGCGAGGTAGCTATGCCAACTCCAAATAATACCAGCGATACTGAAATCCCATCTCCTACACGGAGAATAGCCAGACCTGGCTCAACGCTGCCTTCATGGTGGAAGAGGGCTACGTCCTACGCTCTACGACGCTTAAGCGACACCGTAGGCGGCGGCGGCAGAGGAAGGACTCGTGCTGGGGAGGGTAGAGGCTTGTTGCGTGAACGACGCAACGTGCGTCTTGGTCGGGCGGTATAACCGTGCTGGTATCCGTTAGCGAGCTGACGACCTATATGGACATCAGCTTTAGTCTTAGACAGCAAGATGCTGCTGACATGGTTCTGTCCGGTCTTCAAAGTGAACTTGAAGGCTTTTTACGTCGCCCCATAGAAGTTGACGAGTTTGTTGAAACTCACGTAATTCCCCCTCACTTTCAGGGTGTACCCGCTACATCATTTTTTTATGACCATAGCCTTGACACCACGGGAACAACAATTAACTACATACAGCCGTCCGTAATGATTAGCTTACGCAATACTCCCGTTGTGTCTGTGTCCAAGGTAATGATAAAGAACCTTTCGGAATCCGGAGTTCTTCTCGGCGAAGCAATGCGCAGACAGGTATCTGTAAGTAACGCAACTTTCTCTGGTTCGTCCGTTACGTATAGTTCTACATCCGCACATAAGTTCACTGTCGGCCAATTCGTCGCAATAAACGGCATGGCCCCCAGTGCTCTTAATGTCCCAGGAAGGCAAATAACAGCAGTCACGAACACTACTTTTACCGTAGGTGGTTTTAGCACAAATCCTGGAGCGTTTGTTACGGGTGGAACCGCTGTGGCCACCGGGAATGACTATACGGTCCACAGATACGGCCTGGAGATGTACAGGGGTTTCCCTAACGACTTGGTAGAGGTTACGTACTCTGGCGGGTTGGATGGAGAAAACATTTCTATGTTTAAGTTGTTTATTCTTCGTGCAGCAACACGCGAAATGCAAAACATGCATGATGACGTTGTTGGCGTTAAGGACCTTAACCCTAGAAATGTTGCCCCACTCGAGACAGGGTTTACCGAAAAAGAACTTCTAGCCCTAAGACGATATAGACGCCGGAGAATTTAATGGCGTCTGTTGATGTGCGTATAGAGGGCGTAGAAAAAGCTCAAGCCAGCTTGACTGCCGCTTTTGTAAGAAGCCAAAATTTTCTCCCGCTTTTTACCAAGGCCAAAGCAGAGATAAGTGCCATGAATACGGCGAACTTTGCGCTCGGTGGCCTCCCATCTGGTGGCTGGTCGCCTCTGGACCCGGAATATGGAGCCTGGAAATCTTCAAGATTCCCCGGCGCTCCTCCGATGGTTAGAACCGGCAAACTTCTTGCAAGTCTTTCTGGAATTGGGCCAGATGCAACTTTTTCGGTAACACCCAAGTCAATGACACTCGGTACAAAAGTTGAATACGCTAAATTTCACCAGTACGGAACAACGAAAATGCCAAAGCGCAAAATCATTTTTGAACCTGCTGGTTTTGCAGAAAAATATGCAAATGATGCTGCCGATTGGGTTGTGGATGGACAGGTGACCTAATGCCAAAAGAGTTAATGCAGGGGCCTCATTCGGCCAAATATTACGTTACTGAGTATCTTAAAAACGATATTCCAACAAGGTTGGTGAAGTATCGTAATGGATGGTCCGTTGACGACCTTACGCTTCCTACCCCGGCTGAATATCTGACGTATGAGCCAATAGCTCTCGATGCATGGCCATCAATAATTACCGTTGTAATCAACGCCAAATCTTTTACCAGGCTGGAGTATGACGGCACAACGCTAGACCCTCTTTACCGCGTTGCTTATGGGATGAGAACATACGTTTGGGTGAGGACTGAGGGCCCATATGAATCGACGCTAATGCGAGACAGGCTCACAACGGTAGTTAGGTCGGCCTTGCTTGATTACCCATGCCTTACAAGGCTCGATACGTCTCGCTCGGCCAGGGTTGAGGAAACTACAATGTCAGAAGAATATTCGGACCTTACGATGCTTAAGGGCGACCGCATTCTTGCCGGAGCTTTTGTCAGTTATGACCTATTATTGGATGAGGTCATAACGAGAGAAGACGTTGGGACTGTTACCGAGTATGACCTTAGTGTTAAGGGCACCGGCGACACTTCCAACATTAACCTCGAAAGTCTTTTTCAGGAGTAAAACATGACACAGAATATAGATTTTTTTCATCATCTTGACAAGCCGGTAAAAGAACTGCCTGTTGAGTTTTCCGGCTGTATCCAGGTGCAAAATGTTTCCGGCAGAACACTTGAGGTTGCCGATGATTTGTTTGTTACCCCGTTGTCAACATTTGTAGTGCACGAACGAAACACCAAAACACTACAACTAATAGATAGAAAAATGTTGAAAGTTAGGCCATTTACGGTATCTACATCTGCAGAACCGCTAGAAGCCAAAGAAATTTCAAAAAAAAAGCGAGCCAAAAAAGGCCAGTCAACTTCATCCCCCCAGGAACTAGAAGGTGCTGTGGCTGACTTAGCGGCCGTCATTACTGGTGAAGTTGTTGCTGACGCTGCAGAGCCAGAAAACGTGGAACAATTAATGCATACAGATTCTGCTGAGCAGGATGAGAAAATTGGTGAATCTTCTGAAGAAGGTTCGCCAGAAACAGATAATCAGTCAGTATAATCTGAGTAGTCTCGGAATAAATAGCCCATAAAATTATATGGTACGGAGGAACAAATGCCAGGTGTAATTGTAACAACGGCGGTCAGAACAGGACCAACAACTGCACAGACCGCAGCGACTGCGACCTTGTTTGTCGCCGGTTTGACCGAGCGCGGACCAGATGGCACGGTGCATCTGATTACCAGCCTTTCCGATTATCAGGACGTTTTTGGTAACTCCGTTGCGGCAGGGTGGACGTACGAGACAATCGAAACCTTCTTTGAAGAGGGTGGCGCTCGTGCTTATGTGTCGCGCGTGGTTTCTTCAACAGCTACAGAGGCAACGCTTGAGTTGCAAAACGCAGATGACGACGTTGTCATGACGCTGACCGCTGCAGGCAAGGGTACTTGGGCACACAGTGGTGTTCTTAGTGCCGCAGTTTCCCAGCCTTCAGCTGGCACAAACTTCCGAGTGTCTGTTTATCTCAATGGGGCACTTGCGTATAGAACCCAAATTCACACAACCGTTGCTGCTGCTGTAAACGAAATTAACAACAGTGCTATTGCTGCACTGTACGTAACAGCCACAGACGAGGGCGAGACAGGAATTCCTGCCGTAATCCCAGACACCGACTTTACTGGCGGAACAGCTGGTGGTTCAATTGCTGCTGCTGACGTTGTCGATGCAGTTGACCTCTTCACTGAGAATCTAGGACCTGGTTCCGTTTGTGCTCCTGGGTACACTTCGCAAACAGTTCGCGAAGCATTGATAGCTCATGCTGCCGGAAACAGGAGAATCGCCCTTCTCGGATTTGACAAGGACGACTCAGTCAATGACGCGATTGGCGCACTCGAAGACTATTCCGACATCGAAAACGCAGAGTTTGCAGCATTCTTCTACCCATGGGTGAAGATACCAAGCGGCACTCTCACCAAGACAATCCCTTGCGAGGGATATGTTGCGGCGAAGAGAGCATTGGTGCATAACACTTATGGTTCATGGAACCCATATGCTGGCGAGCGCACACAGTCAAACTTCGTTACTTCCCCTCATATCGTGTTGTCAAACTCGGAAGCAGAAGCTCTCGACGCAGGGTTTGTTAACGCAATCAAGGTAATCAACGGTACGACACGAATCTACGGTGCTCGTTCGGCTTCGAACGACACAGACAACTTCAGATTCATTATCGCTCGTGAGGTTCTTAACCAGGTGGTCTACGAAGCAGAAATCGCTCTAGAGGCTCTACTGTTTTTGCCAATCGACGGACGTCGTTCCACTTTCTCCAGAGTCGCAGCAACGCTTACTGGAATTATGGAAAGAATTCGTATTGGCGGTGGCTTTTATGAAGCATTTGACGCCAACGGCAAGCAGATTGACCCTGGTTACACAGTCCAGGTCAACGATGCGATTAACCCGCTTACACAGTTGGCTACAGGAGTTATCAAGGCAAAAGTTGGCGCTCGCGTCAGTTCTGTGGGTGACCGCATAGAAGTCGAAATAACAAAGTCCAATTTAACTTCAACATTGGTATAACGGAGGAATAGCAAATGACAACTTCAAAGTTGGCTCAGAGGCAAATTATTGCAGAAATCACACCACTCACTGGTGGTGATGTTACAGGGCCTACCCTGAGTGGATATTTTGCACAAGTTTCTGGTGGCGAGATTACAGCGTCAGTGGAAAAAATATACACAGGCGGAAATCCTTTCCCGGAGACGCTCTGCGCACCATCCGAGGTGGGTGACATCACACTGACAAAGCACTACGATTCTAGCCTCAGAACCGTATTGAAGGATGCGCGTACCAAAGTTGGCCGCGCATACTACGAAATCAAGATTTACGACACCGACTGTGACCTCAAAAACTCTCAGTCAGAGCGCATTTACGCCAAGGCGCTCCTTGTCGGACTTTCCGAACCAGAGGGTGACGCATCATCTGGTGCGCCAGCAACATTCGCTCTTACATTCGCTATCTCGGGCGCTCCGACACAATAACTATTAACATCCACTAGCGCCACAGATATGGTGCTAGTGTGACGTGCATGAGCAATCTATACGAACCACTCGATGAAAACATTAGCGCCCCTTCGTTCGCTGATGAAGTAGACACAGACAATGTTCTTGAGCAACTCAAGGCTGTCGTGAGCAAGAAAGTCATGCGCCCTGAGATATTTATTAATGTCCCAGAACGCCCGGGCGTTCAACTTGTGATTAGCCCAAACATCACGCAGCAGCAGCTAAAAGCATGGCAAAAAAACTCCGGCTCGGAAACCAAAAACGGTATTGACGCCACAAAGTTTGCTTGTCAAGTTATTGGCCACACGACTCGCGGCATTTACCTCAATGGTGAAGAAGTGTTTGAGGATGGAAAGTCGCTCGGATTTGCCTCTCCTTCAATCCTCAAGATGACAGGCGCTGCACGAGCACTCCCTGACGCAGTGATGGCGTTTTTTGGTCTTGACCCGCACGTTGAAGCTGCCGCCTTGGCAATTATTGATGCCGCAGGATACGGCGACACGGTAGAACAAACCGAAAACCCTACGAAACACTCCTAGATGAATTGACGGAGGACGGCCGAATAGCGACGGCCGCTCGTCTAGGGGAACTGTTCGGCACAGACCCAATACAGTTGCTCAATTGCAGCGAACAGGAATGGATAATACGCGTCTCATGTGCTAAAGTTATTGAGGCGGACCGCGCCGCTGCCGAGCGTAAAGCTCAAGGATATTGAGCATATTTGGGGTATAAGTGGCTGCTGACAGTCGTATAAATATTGTTCTCGACGTCGACACGAAGAACACGGAGCAGATTGAGGCAACAGCAGCTCGCCTCACCGCTCTTGGCCGTGCCCAAAGAACCCTTGCTAACGACACCCAGCGTTTAAACGCAAGAATGGGTGACCTCAACGCTCGCATGGGAGCCATGACTGGGACTATGGCTCGCCTGAATGGAGCAAACCTAACTTTTATCAAACACGCTAGAAAAATAATGTATCTAGTTGTTGGTTTGGGTATTGAGTTTCTTGCTGTAACAGCAGCCTTAGTCAGCGTGAACGCAGCATTTGCTATAGGCAACGCCGCTATGAAAGTCTACAACTGGGGCATGCAGGGTCTTGCTGGGGCCGTGGCGGCGGCGGGCGCTGCAGCAATAACAGCAGCGGCAGCGTTCCAAGAGTTCAACGCTGCGGCATATTCTTTTAGGTACAAAGAATCAGCAGCTCTTGGGAGTGCATTATCTCAATCGGCTGATGCGCTGCGGATGCTTCAAGTGAATTCAACCCTTGCGTCCTACGGCATGACGACACTGAACCAAGCCTACGCAGCTTTTAGTAAAAACGCCAAACTTGACCCTCAGGCAGTTAAGCAGCTCCAGATGATGGCTGACTTTGGAACAGGACTCAATAGAGATAAGAGCATGGCTGCTGCCGCTGAATATATTTCTCTACTCAAAAAGAACAAAGGTTTTAGCGATGAGACTACTCAGTTAGCAAAACAAATAGGTCCTGAATTTGAAAAAGCAGCTAAAAAATATGGAAGCGCTTCTAGTCTCCTAAAAGCTTTAGAGTCAGGGAAGTTGGCTAAAGATGCTGGCGTTGAAGGTTTTGGCAAAACGATAAACCAAACCCTTATTGCACAGCTGAAGTCCTATCTAACCAGAGCGTTTGTTGAGCTTGCTGATGCGGGTAGGTATCTGCTTGAGCCAGTAAAAAAGACTTTTAATAGTATTTTTCAAGGCCTTACCCGTTCTTTTAGAATGGTCCGCGGAGACATAATCAACTTTGGTCGCGGTGGACTACTTGGTTCTTTGGAAAAACTTTCGGAGAAAACTGAAGAATTTGCCATAAAACTATTTAGGGAATTCCTTCCAGCAGCAGCTGGATGGTGGAAACGCACTGGTGACTTTTTCGAAGCATTCGTAAATGATTTTAAAGATGCTAGAGACATGTTGGAATCAATGCGCGACGGAGGCTCTGTTGTAATCAAAATGTTTGGCGAGCCACTTGTTCAAGTATTTAGGAGAATTGGCCAAAACGCCCAAGCTTTTGCTGACTTAGCAAAAAACAACAAAGAAGACTTTTTGGCATTTGGCGATGCCCTTAAGAATGTCGTTGACGGTTTCTTCGACATCGGCAACGCTGTGAGAAGGGCTTTTACGACTGCCCTTCCAGTCATTACGCAGGTTGTTGATGCTATTGCTATTCTATTCAGGCAAATAGCGGGGGTTATTGGTCTCATGGCCCAACTCGGCCCAATTGGTGGAACCATGGCCGTTGCCGCAATGACTCGCTATGCGCTTAAAGGTCGTCGCTCAGAAAGGTATGAGCGCCGTAACGCTGCTGCAATGGCGGCTGGTATGAGCACCGCGATATCCAACAGTCCGAACTTTTCAGCAGCATCTCCATACAAGCTTGCCGGTGCAATGGGCAATAGCGGCATGGGTGGTGCTGCTGGGATGGCGGGAGTAAACGCAGCTCAAGCAACAGTTAATGCCGGAACAGTCGTTGTAAACGGAAAGTTCCCCGGAGGAGGTGGCGGTGGCGGCGGCCGAGGCAGTAGGGGTGGAAGAAGTACTGGTGATAGGAGTTATGGTAGTAGTTCATTTGTTTCTACTGCTGGTGTAGCTGCAGGAAATCAATTCGGCGTCTCCACCGCTGGTGGAACAGTCCAGATGTTGCCAGTAGGGCCAAATGGTCAACTTGTACCTACGTTTGTTGCTAACTCCATGCCTGCGCAGCGCAGGCTTTCCCCCGTCAGCCCGGGAGCCAAGGGTTACGTAACCCCATATGGCGGGCTTGAGGCAAGCGGTCCCCTTCAAAGAGACGCAAACGGAAATCTGGTAGTTACCAACGGCAGGGTTGGGGCAGGAACTAGAAGTACAGATGTGGGTCAGGCTCGCGGTGGAGCTAGAGCCGGACTGGGAATTGAGTACGGTAGAGGCGGTAATGCCAAAGTAGTAACTGCCGCACGCGCCGAAAGTGTTGAGAGAGGAAGAGCGCTAGCCGCACGGATAGGCGACTTTAATGCCCACCTTCAAAGGTTTGGAACACCTCACCCTGAAGACCCGAGAAGACCAGACCAAATAAATAAAGTCATGTCTCGTATGCATGGTCCATTCCTTGGTCAAGCGGGCGTTTCGCCTGGACAACCGATGGGAGGCACGAGTTTAGGCCAAACAATGAGGTCTAACTACTCGGCAAGATTTAAGGCTAGAGCCTTATTCGACGCTGCAAAAAATGCTTCTGGAAAAGTCATGGGAAGAATTGGACCCTTCCTTCCCGGCATAAACCCTGGAGCAGCATATGGATATGGTGTTCAACATGGTCCCCCGACACCGCCGGGGATATCTGGAGCAGTAGGTCCAGGAGGTGCTAGTGGAGCGCCGATGACTCGCATGAGGGCAATGGGTACAAACGCAATGAACTTTATGTTCGGCCCCTCGCCTGCTGGTCAGCAAATGATTGGCAAGACACCAAAAACACGTTTGGGTGGATTTTTGACTGGCGCTGCAATGCGTACTAACGCTTTTCAAGTGCAAAATGCTAACGCTCAACTTAGGCAAATAGCTTCAAACTTAGGTCCTGGCGCAACACCCGGTGCCATCATGCAGGAAGCAATGAACCAGGGGATGGACCCAGACATGGCTCAGCGCGCTTTTAACAAGGGTAAGCCAATGGGCAAAGGCAAAGCTTTCATGAATGCCGCAAAAATGAAAACTTCCATGATGGGCGGAGGAATGCTGGCCTCCATAGGAACCGGAATGTTCCTTGAAAGCGGCATGGGTCAAAAAATGTTTGGCGACGAGTCGGCTCAAAAATGGATGAGCACCGGCGCTATGTTGATGCCGTTCTCTCCTGCTTTGGGTCTTGGAGTGGGTTTAGCTGGTACGGCCCTAAATGCACGAACATATAAGGGTGGTATGGGTGCTGGTGCTGCTTCTGGCGCTGCAATTGGTGGAATGCTTGGCGGTCCAGTAGGCGCAGCTGTTGGTGCCGGCGTTGGTGCAGTCGTTGGGTTTTTCTCAGCCAAACGAAACAAAGACAAAATGGCCAGGAAAGCAGCGACTGCGATTGCGGATTCAAAACTCGTTGACGTAACCGTAAACACTCTTGCTGGCGCTTTAAAGACCGGTACAGCGGCTGGCGGGCGTCAGACAGTAAAAGATTTTAGAAAATTTGTTACAGACTTTGAGAAAATGGACAAAGGTGCTCGTAGTACAGCTTTGGACAACTTTGTTAAAGCTGGAATTATCTCTAAAGAAGACGCAAAACTTATGTCTAGCGGAGGAACTGGTAAGCAGGCAGTTAGTCGCCTAAAGAAAGAAGCGACAGACATAGAGCAGGCTGTAACGCCAATGTTCGACCAATTTGACAACGCAATGAGCGGCTTGCAACTTGCTACAGGTATGTCGTCAGATGAAATCATGAAGCTAGCAGCCGAAATGAACGTCAACTTGTTTGACCCAACAATCAAGCTAACGGACTTGATTGGCAAACTCGGAGCCGGCATGGTGAAAACCGCTAAGCAGATAAATCAAGCCTTAAGAGACATCACTATTGAGTCGACAGACGTTTTGACAAAGTACTTGGAAAGTGAGGAAATGCAAGATGCCCTTAATTCTGCAAGAAGCAGAATTTTAGGCGGAGACGCATCGACCGAAGCATTCATTGATTACTACCAAAAATACATAGACCTCGAACAGTTAACGGGCGGAGAAGCTGGAGTTGGAGCATTTTTAGCAAGGTCAGAAAACTTCAAGACTGGAAACATATTTACTGGGGCCCTAGCTGGGGCAGCACAAGATGAAAAATTCAAGGGTCTCGTCGGAGAACAGTTGACTGAAGAGCGTTCTGGTATTTCAAAAGAATTTGCTACGAATATAGGAAGCCAGTTAGTCGCTAAAAACATAGGATTTAAAGATGCTGCAGCTGCTACTGAAATGCTTCAAACTGGTATCAGTAGCCTAATTACGAAAGCTGAATCTGGCGACACCAATGCCCAAACAAAACTGTTCCAGCTCGAAAAAGAAATAAAAGCTGGAACGCTATTTAAGGGTGTTGGAACACGAATTGGTGCGGCAAGAAGAATAGCTTCGTACACTGGCCAGACGGTTGAGACAGAAGGCAGATACGGCGCTGTGCTAGGCGGAGAAAGTATGTCCAAACTAAAAACAGGACAAACAACCCAAGAAACCCTTGATGCGATGACTGCGGGCGCAAAAGAAATATACAACCAGATGCTCGCAGCATTTACGGATGGGCTTTCAAGCATTTCTGGAGAACCTCAATGGTGGCAGAACGCTCCGCCCTGGTGGAATTCGGCTCCTAGCGGCATGGGAGGAGGAGCCCCAGCAGGAATGACTCCACCAGCCGGCCATCCCAACGCAGTATACAATGCTTCTGGACCTAGTGGTCCAGGTTGGTACACCGGGAGACAAAGAAACATAAAAGTTGGTGACACATCTACCAGTAAGGCATTGCGCGCAACAATGGGTGCGCATTCACGGTTTAACGGAATGCTCCCAGGCAAGAGAATGATTACCTCTTCGTGGCGCGAATGGGGTCTAGGTTCTCCCAGTTCAGACCACGCAACAGGCAGAGCATATGACTTGACCGGAGACAACCTTGGTCAGTATTCCAAGTTCATCAATGACGCTGGTGGATTCGCTGAGTTCCATGGTGTCGGCGGAGAAAGACACCTACATGTTGTTCCACCGATTGGCCCGATGGGTGACCGCACATCGCCAGTTTCGATGGGTGCATCTGGAGGCGCAAGCCCAACATATGGCGGGGACAGCTTTAACATAACTGTTGTAGAGTCTGGAAGCGCTAGAGAAACAGCAGATGAAGTTGTACAGAAGATTATTGCTCTACAGCGTCAGAATCGTAGGAGAATGTAATGCCAAGAGGAATAAGCATCACTGGGCGCGAGTACAACATTGACAGTAATAATCCCAGCCCAATTTTAGATAATAGTTCCAAACAATGGACATTCCAGGCTACGCAAGACAGGGTTATGTACACCATTTCGGGAACAAAATTGTCATACACTTTTCAAGCTCCTCCTACGCAGTTTCAGCTAGAAGGATTTGGAGCAGATATTAGTGAGCTTAAGCGCCCATACTCAATACCAATCCCAGATATAAATGGTGGAAAACTAAGGCGCTTATCTTTTGAGTTCGCTCTTGTCAAAAAAGTAACAGCATCAACAACCATTGTTCGTAGACCAACGCGATTCAACTTACGTGAAACTACGGATGAGTACCTGAGCGACAACAGGGCAAATCCAACACTTCGGCAACCCGAATTTACTACAACAAATTCTAATTTCTCTTACTATGACGGTTTCAGTAATCCTATTGAAGACCAAATATTACGTTTGCAGACAATAGCTGACCTTGGCATACCAGTTGCGTTTGAAAACATGTCACCTAGCATTCAGTTAAATTCTTGGTATATCGACGACATGAAATTCACACTGACTCGCGACGACGCTACCGGTAAGGCCGTTGCGGGAACATGCTCGATATCCTGCATTGAGTACAAAAACCTCAGACAACGGTTTATTCTTCTTCCAAGGTTCAGGTATGGTGTGCCAGACAAATTGAACAAGACCGACAGAAGAACAGGAGGAGGGGGTTCTGGGGGTAGAGCTAGCCTTGAAGTTCTTAGGGGTCTATTGCAGCAAAAAATTAGGGCGAACTTAGCAAACGGCATACCTGGCTATCCATACTCTGTGGCAACATTGCGTAGACAGCTGGGTACTCCGTCTTATATAGATATTCCGGACTGGTTAATTAAAGAGCTACAGCCGCCTAGATAGGCAGGAGTTACATGATTACCACTCCGCCAAATGTTTACATAACAGCTAAAGCTGCCAGAATAACTGCTTCGTCGATATGGTCTTATGGGACTATTAATTTGTCTTCTAGATTTATTAAGCGCCTCGGCAAAACCGTACAAGGATTAAATCCGGTAGCCCTAATGGTTACTGGTCCAGTTTATAACGGCTCCGCAATGTATTCATTTAGTTCAAAAACGAAACATTATATTGTTGTCCCAAGATTTGATGCGGATGGAAACGCTGTAACTGACAAGCAAGCAAGAGATGCATATACTGCTACAGGTTTGCATTTGGGCATTTTTAAAAGCAATGCTGCAGCAACAAAATACGCTACAGCTTTAGAAAAAGCATATAAGTCATGGGCCGTCAGAAGCATTGAGACCGAATTTCTTAGAGACAAACAGCTGGTTGACGCAACTTTTCAGTATTCAGATAATGAGTCTTTAAGTTGGTATACGGGAAATATTGATTTATTTTCGAGACCAGTTGTTGAGAATGCTGACAAGACAGTATCCACCTTGTTGTCAATATCCGTATTTCTTGGTGGTAAACACGTACTAATACCAAGGGTTGTTCTTAGAGCAAACAGGCCGACAATAGTTTCTTCCGAGGAAGCAATAAAAGAATACCAAGCAACTGGGCAGCATCTTGGCAAATTTGCGACATCGAAAGAAGCAAGAATCGCCGCTAAAATGTTGTCCAAACAACAGGACACATACTATAAGAAATTTTATAAAGAGCCATCTGAAGCAGCCTTGTCAAGAGCTTGGCAGCCAGTTGAAACTTTACTCAAATCCGGAAAAGGAACACCACCTTTTGCTGGCATTATTCGCCTTCCGGATATTGCAGACGCCACAGCACAGCAGTATTTTTATGACAACTTATTAAGCGTTAGGGTCCAATACAACATGGACCTAACATCTGCCGTGACCTTAACCATACGAGATGAAAATTTTTTAATGATGGACAACAATTATTTTGTTCCACGAAGGCTGGTTGAATACAGAGGACGAAGTTACGAGATAGCAGACATATCCTGCGGACCAGGGCAATCAGGCTCACCAGAAGTAAGTATTTCAATTTGCAGTCGTGCCGTACAGCAGATGAAAAGAGACAAAAAACGTGGTTCTGTTAAAGGCAACTCAGGGTATGATTACGCTAGAAATGCTGCAATAAAATACAACCTTGGATTCGTAGGTCAAAAAACAGCTAAAACTAAATCTCAATTTAATGCAAAAAGCGGAGACCAAGAAGAATCTGTTTGGAATGTTTTAAACAGAACAGCAGGCTCAAATCAATACGTCTGTTTTGAAGTTGACGGCATACTTTTTTATGCACAACACGAATATTTAATGTGGAGATTTGGGCTC